TTTGTGTAATTGAATGTTGTTTATGAAGGGGGTCATCATCAGCCACTGAAACTAACGTTCCTGTTGAAATCGTGATGCTGTTAGTACCTACGGCTGTTATAACACCCACAAGAGTTTCATCTGCTTTGTAAACAGAATCACCTACAGAAAACGAAGTGTCAGCATTTACACCATCTGTTGTCATGGCTGTTGTAGTTCCAGCAGCATAACCGGGTCCGTTATTGATAAGTGTCCCTGCTGTCAATGTGGCTAAGGGTGTTCCGCTTACATTCACACAACCCGTAAACGTATTTTCTGTCTTTCCTGTGTATCTCAAGACTTCTTCTCCAATTTGCAATAAACCGCCATTTACAAAACCTGATGTAGAAGCCGTATTGACTGAATCAACAAGATTTGAAATTGTCAATGTGGTGCTACTTACGGATGTAAAAATATTTGTTAAAGATGCACCTCCACCTTGACTAAACAAAACATTCGTTGTATCTGATGTAGCGATTGTACAGGTTTCCCCACCCTTTACACCACGCATACTTGTGATTTTTGTGACTCCTGTACCGTAGTCTGCGTTAGATGTAGCAAGGAATTCGTTGTGAACACCAACTTGACTACTACTTCCTTCCAAAGTAAATGCAGGGTCAAAAGTCACACTTGCTTTACTGACTCTATCTTCTTTGTTAATCAAGTCCGAAAGATTCTGTGCTACTGTAGCATCGTCAAAATCGGCTCTCCAATTGGTCGTACCTGTCCCTACAGTGAGCGAACCAACACTACCATTACCCGGAGAAAGGTAAATTGAGTCGCCGGAAAGAGCAGAAATATCACCGAATTTTACACGAATTTCAGCGCTACCAATTTCTCTGTAATCGTCACCTTGCCACAACTCAATACGTAGAATCTGTTGTACATTACGGAAAAGAAGTGGCGCTGTACCTACATAATCAGTATAGTATCGGCGTCTGTATGGCTTGTAGGTATCGAAATTGATGTATTCGCCTGTGACAAGATAAGGTCGCCATGCATTGTGTGTAAGATTGTCAATCTTATCTTGCATGATTTTGATAAGATGCTCTACGTGATTCTTGGTCACACCACGTGTGCGACCGTTGGTAAACGATGCTTGATTTTGCACATACGCATTATCGGCTACTTGGTAGTTTGCGTGTGTGATTGAACCGGTAAAATTTAATTTTACGCCAAGAGAATCAGAAGTAATTGAGGTAATCACCCGTTCAATACCCAATGGGTCTGCGTCTGAATAAATAAGAATGGTATCATCGACAGAAAAACCAATGTTTCTGTAATCTGAACCCGTAATAAATACACCTGTCGCGGCACTGTCGCCACTGACAAGAACTGCCTCTTGTGGTCCGATACCAAGTAAATCAGCCACCTTTTGTGCTGTTGTATAGACGATAGAATCAGGGTCTAAAGGACGGGTTTCTGCTTCTCCGGGGCTGAATACTACGGGCAATCATCTCACATCCTGTTCTTTTCATCTCGGTGTCCGAGATTGTATTCCATTGGCTTTCCACACGAACCGCAAGTGGCCGTCCACATGAAGTGGAGAAGGCCACAGTGTTTACATCTTGTGCCTGAACCGATGTTAAGAATATCGCCTACTTCTGATGTACGAGAACGTTGTGATGTAACTACACCCTCAAGAGGGCGGTCTGTGTTCATGACCCTGTTATGGTCAAATTTTACGTCAGATACAACGCCTTGTTTCTGCGAACGGGATATGTCTTCAAAGTCGATTGACCTAACATCGAACCCCATACATATTCCTCACGCTCAACTTGTAGTCACGATAATGTAAATGTTACCGAGAACGGTAAATGGGTCGGCTGTTGTACAGGTATTACTACCAATAGCAGTAGTAATAGCCGTTTGAATAGCCGATACATCATCTACAAATTCCTTTTGGGAAAAAGGACCAAGTACGGTACAAGATTTTGCCACGGAGAATCAACTCCGTAATCAACTTCTACGACCGAGCGCCCACCAGCGACCTGTCATGTTTGATACACATTCGATAACTAAACCTGTACTACCGGTATGGTTTACGAATGCACCGTCAACACCAGCGCCTGTCTGCGCTCCGCCGAAGTCAGCCATTACACCTGACGCCAAAACTTCAACCAAAAGACCGGCTAAATCAATAGAACCGGTGTCAACACTTGCCGCGTTCCATGTACCTGTGTACATCATCATATTTCCAATTGCTGTTGGTCTTTCATCTACTGTACTGCTAAATGCCATTATTCATCATCTCCTTGTGGATGTTCCTCGACAGGTGACTCTTCTACTTGAACTTGCTCATCGTTTTGGCCTTCACTTAGGTAGTTACCAACCAATTCAAGAGCGCGGCCTTTAGTGGTATAACCTGAAGGTACAACACCATTTGTAGATAGCCATGCGAGAATGTCTGCGCGTTTCCAACCTGCGTCGGGTACGCCTTCAATTGTGGGCGCTTGTTCATCACCCTCGATACGCCAATTTTCAGAGGCTAAACGAACACGCCACTTGTTAAGCCATTCATCTGACACCTCATGGGCCACACCACGAATACGCGGTGTAGGACCATCGAGGGTCACACTGTATGACGGACCAAGATAGGTCAGCAAGGGCAAGTTATTTCACCTCAGTTGAGTAGCATTACTGTTGCTGTAAACTGACCAGCGGCTTCACCGTGAGCCACAAGTGCTGGAAGCGCACCGCCGGTCTTTGTAGCCGGTGCAGTTCCTGTGTTGGTGAAAGTCAACTGTAGGTCTTTATCAGTCACGTTGAAAGAGTAACCGAGAATTGCTACAATCTTTGAAGCACCTGCACTGATAGTCAATGTCTGTTCAGCCGCATCAGCCAAAGTAGCCTGAATGGTTACCATTCGCATACTACCTACTGCGTTACCATCTGTGTTTTGTGCGGTAAAACCTGTTAGTGTACCGGGGTATGAACCACCAGCGTTTCCACTCAACCAACCTGTCTCGTCTACAGGTGTTCCTGTTCGCATGTCAAGGTCCAAAAGAACTGATACAGTTCCGCTGGTAAAGTCGCCGTCATCGAATGAAATTTCCAATCCTTTTCTTGTGTATGTTTCTGTTGCCATAATTCATCATCTCCATTTTTATTTTTTTTGTATTCCTCACTTAAGGTCACGGATTGAACCTTGACCTCCGAAGAAAGTAGTCCATAGTTCGCCCATTGAGCGGTACATTCCCTCTTGTCCGAGGCGGTTGATGGCGAACGGGTCACCAGTTTCAATACCACTCTCAAAGTATTGGGTTGGAATTGCTGTACTGAAGTACAGGTAGTCAGTGTCAAGGAAGTACATACGGCTTAGACCGTCCTTTGTAACGTCCTTGCTTGGAATGATTGGAACACCGTTGTATGTTGCAACAATGAAACCAGCCTCAAGACCGGGTACACCCTTTACACCGTTGTAGGTTGGGGTAACACGCTTCTCTTCCATGAATCGCTGTTGCGACTGTAGTAGTTGCTGTAGACGCATTAGTGTGTCATAGCCTGTTAGGATAACCTTGGGGTTACCACCACGTTCCCATACTTGCTGGAACAAAGTGTCCAAGTGGTCAAGGGAAAGAGTTCGGCGGCTACCTGATGCACGGTCTGCACCACAGTTGACTTCAGCGTTTGACCATGAGTTTGCACTTCGGTCGATGCTGTAGATGTCAAGGTCGTTTGCACCACAGTGGTCAGTACCAGCGCTTGCACCGGTTTCCATAGATGTTAGTCCACCGCTTGCACCACCGTCGTTTCCTGTAACACGGTCGAGTGATTCAAAGTCGTTACCGGCTACGGTTTCGGAATCCTCAAGAAGCATCTTGTTGATATGCTCTGCGTGGTGCTTGCCCATCTCTTCTTTGAGGACAGCACGAATGTCGCCAAGTCCGTCATCCTTGTCAGCCAAGAACATTGCAGTTTCGCTCATGTCGAATGTGTGAACAATCGTCTTGGGCTTTGCGGCGATGTGCTGGAAGGCTGGCTTGGTTGTGTCGGGTAGGGTTGCATTTTCAGCAACACCGCCACCAACTGTGAAGGAAGGTCGTGAAGTAATAACTCTCCATCCACTTCGCTCCCACGGGCGCTTGGGTAGAATGCTAAATGCATTGAATTCTTGGTTC